TGAAATGGATGTCGAGCCCCATGTGACTGAGAGGATGCTCGGGCATGAACTTGGCGGGGTAATGGCCGTGTACAACAAACACGACTGGATAGAGGCTCAGCGCAAAGCGTATGAGCTTCACGCTGATAAGCTGTTCTGGCACATCAGGAACATTTCTGGTTAACGCCGCCATTGAGGATCCATCCATCAACAGCTTCCCGCAGGTACGCTTTTGGGTGGGTCCTGACTGGCTTCGGAAACCCGTGCCGGTTGGTGTAGTTCCAGATTGTCTGGCGTGATGAAACCCCAAGCTTGTTCATCACTTCTTTTTCAGGAATCAGGCTGGTGTCGCTCATTGGTGTCTCCAGGCAAAAAAGAACCCGGCGCGGGGCCGGGCAAAAGGGATAACGGAGCAGTGCTTTCGCACCCAATAGCCGCCTCAGTGAATCCGGAATCAGTTGCGTCATTCATTCGGATGGTTAACGATGTCGTAAAACTGCCCGTAGGTTATTTTCTGGAAGTTTCCCGGTATCTCTACTTCACCGTGGCGCTCTTCTTTGTTGTTCGGGATAGCGAATACCAGGCAGTCATCACGACCCGGGTGCTTACCGCCATACGTGGATAGCATCGCGAAACCGAAGCCACGGCCAGACTGTCCTCCGATACCAGTTCGCATAATGCCGTAGTGGTTAACGATGTAGTCTTTCCACTCAGGCAAAGATTTCAGTTTTTTGTTGGCCTCTTCCATTACCGCATCGAGCTCTTTGTTGAAAGCCCGGCCCTCTTTCGTATTCCCTTTCCCTCTCCCCAGCACTACCCGCTTACCATCAAACATTTCTTCACGCTTAATGGTCATAGGGCAGGGGAATTGATATCCCTTATCCCACACAAACCCATTAAGCAAACCGCCTCCGCCACCCCATCCACTGGAAGTTGTCCACGCAATAGCACCGACCTTGCCGGCCGCTTCGGGCAGAATAGAGTTACGCTGCTCTCCGATATCGTCATAACCTGCAATAAGCGACTTCACTTCATCGCCATCAACCATGTAATAATCATAAAATTTGCTTTGGTCTGACATAATCTCTCCTCATGCCGCACGCATAGCGCGGAGGCGTTTAATGTTCTCGCTATCCTCAAGTTCGGCGCGTATACGCCTCGCCTCGTGAAAGTCGAGATATTGAAAGTCATTGTTGAATCGGTCGATTGAAGCGGTGTTGATCCGGCCCTGTCGCCAGTAGCGGACTATCTGTGATGTGCAGCTGTGGATGATGACAGGCCAACCGTGCTGGTCAGCGGAAATCTGACCCCGTTGAATTAGCTGGAACATTTTGTTGTACCATCGGTATTGAAAGGTCGATACACCAGGAAATTAGTGAAACTTCATCTTCTGATTTCGGATCGCCGTAAACGTAGCTTTTAGCTCCTGGCCTTCCTTTTGCAGGGTCGAAAACTTCAATTCCACGTTCTGCTGTCAGTGAGATGAGAATCTGATGTAGCCCACCAGTTATGTTTAGCGATGGAACCGTAAGGAAATAAATAAAACCATAAAGCAATTCAGCCTTTCGCTGGCTGCCATAGAAATACGGGATTTTGTAATAATCCAGCGCATCGTCGAGCCAGTCTGTTTTGTCGTGGAATGCCTGATGCCAACGCGACACAACTTCATCGACGGGCTGGCCGGCAACCATAGCTACGCATGTAGCCATGCAGGTATTGAAGGTCGGTTGTTGTTGATGCTGCAACATTACAGACCCCTCTGCTTATTCTTCAGTTCTTTCACGCTCTGGCACTCCGCACATGTCTGGCAGCCGGGAACGGCAGCGCGCCGCGGCTCGGGAATTGGTTCGTCGCATTCTTCGCAACGCTCAGCTGATACGGCGTTGCGGTTGATGCGGTGAGCGGAAAGGGCAGCGTTACGCTGAAGCTCTTCAATCTCTGCTGCTGTATCGATGATATCGGCCATGGTTACTCCTTGCCGAGGGCTTTGTTGATGGCCGCGCGGGCTTTGTTGATCACGCCGTACCATTCCGGGTACGTAACGTTTCGACCTTCTGCCATTGCCTTTTCGGTTAACTGTAACGCCTCCAGTAATTCCGGCGCGGCTGCTATAAGTCGCGCATCCTCTATTTCATTTCTCGTAGCTGCCTCAATGTACGTGTCGCCAATTGTCACGCCATGGAAAGTAGTCATCATTTCGTTCACGTTTCTAATCGTGTACTTCCATTCGCCTGGCGTACCCTTAAACTTTTGCATAATCATTGCTCCCGGAATTGTCGGTTAATTCGGTTGAAGGTGAACGCCAGCAATAAAAAGGGAGCCTTAAGCTCCCGGGTGATTAGTGCCTTCATGCTGCACCGCCTTCATTCTTCTCAGCTTCGACTGCCATCTGCTCAAGCCGTCGAGATAGCTCGGCGGCCAGCGCCTGGAATTCTTCTTCGGTCGCCACCGGGATCGGCACAAAGCGAATCCCGATGTGCGCCAGGTTATTGGCAATTTCGATGCTTTTCCTCAAATCAACGGGCGAGGCTCGGTTCATGCGGCGCGCTCCGCCATAATTTCGGCCTTCTGCTCATCGTTGAGCATGTCGTCTGAGACGATCGCCACTCGGTTGCTTGCGCTCCACGATACTGGAGCACTTTCTTTCAGCGCCTTATTGAGCACCTCAGCAGCATCACGCACAGCTTGCGGCAAGCAGTAATAGTCATCACCATCAGGCATTATCTCTTCGCAGTGCTGTTCCAGGTCGAACTCCGGCGGGTAGTTAGGTTCGCAGATCATTAACTGCAACTCGCTCGGCAGCAGGGAGTGCTCATAGCAATAGTCGGCCAGCGATTCAGCGTCGAAAAAGTACTGGTCATCATCAAAGATAACTAGCGGCTCTCCGGCCCATACCGCGCGTTCATAGGTGGCGAACTTCGCCTGGCGGCTTTCGCGGTGGCATTCTTCGCAATAGCCATTAGTGCTGTGAATCGGGTGCTCGTCAGGTTTGTTTTTACACTTGCGATGAGTAGCGCCGCACCAGCGCGCCTGGTGCTCGTCACCGCCCCAGAAACGACCTTGGCGGTCCACCCAGCCAGTCACAGTTTGGATGCTGGCCGCTTCATCGCTGTCCATCATCACGATTTTTTCAGTTTTCATATTCATTGTTCGGCTCCAAACCGCCCGTTAAGGCGGCCAGTTTTGACGACGAACTCCAGGAGGCTAACTCCCAGAGCTTCAATTTTCTTGTGATGCTTGTTGATGATGGGAGGCACCGTTTCGTTCCAGTTTGGCTTTGGCTTCTTGCGCATGGCCTGCTGGATTTCCTCGGTGCAGCGGCGGCAGGCGGCGCGTATGGCGTTGTCATTTTCTGGCGTCATGCTGCCCCCGTTTTCACAACATCGATGGCGCAGCCGGGTAGCAATTCAACCGCGGCGGTGGCGCACTGATTTCCCCAATGATCCCAGCCCGGTGCCGCGCTGCGGCTAAACAGCTCAATGCGCGGCACATCGCCGTAAAGCAGCTCAAGCCGGTGCCGAACTTCCCACGGCTTTTCGCTGTGCGCGCCGAGCGGGCTGTATACCACCTGCTTAATCCCTGCGTGCTTTCGTTCCAGCCCGGCGCCGCGGGTGGCAATCAACAGGTCTTCTGTATTGGCCCGGGTGTGATTGCCGCCGTTCATGCGCGTCTCGGCGTTAAGCAGATCGAGGAAGTCGTAAAAGTCGGTGATTTCACCCTCGGCCAGCGCCTTGTTGATGCGCAACTCGGCGTTCTGATTCAGCTTCACCCAGGTAAAGCCCTTCATCGTGCGAACGGTAAAGCCCCAAGCCTCGGCAAGTTCGATAGCCTCCTGGTTATGCGTGCCGGTGTACCACATCGCCAGCACCGCGTTTTCAGCGGCAAGTTCCCACACCGTAAGTCGCTTGATGTCGATTAGCTTCATGGTGGAATAGTGGTCGGCAGCGGCGCCGTTGCTGATGGTGTTGCCGTAAGACCAGGGAGGATCTGCATAGATAAGGGAGTATTTTCCAGTCATTACGAAACCTCACTCACAGAGTCCATAACGGGACGAGCAAACAGATGT